CTTTCACAAAGTATGAATAGCGGTATAGAAGATAAGCCAACAAAGTCAAGTAAAAAAGATGGAGTAAAAAAAAATTAGAGTGGATTGACATAGAAAGATATACAATGGGGGAGTGCAAAGTGCTTCCCCATTTGTTTTGGGAGATGACCATGGCTGAATTAGATTTTGTTTGGTATGGATATAGACACGAGGAAGAACAACAATGGATTAGGATTAGATGGCAGACAACACTACTAATAAATATCCAATTGCCAAAGGGTAAAAAGGTTAAGCCACAAGAGCTTATTGAATTAGACTGCGATACTCGTAACTTTGTAAAGCAGAGAGTGATGACGGAAGAAGAGCTAAAAGAAGTGTTAAATAAATATAAAATTGTTAAACCTATAATATAATGGCAGATAATCAAATGGTTAAGATAGTCTTTGACTTTGATCTAGGAAATGTTCCTGCATCAGCAAAGAAGCTTAGCCAATATTTAAAGGATAATAACTTAGATTTAAAGTTTACCAAACAAAGTGTTGATGCTGCAACCGCTAGTTTAAAGCAATTTGCTACGGCACAAAATGCAGCAGGTGCTGCGGCTGCAACAACTGGTAACCAACTTAAAAAATCTAATATGCAATGGACTAATCTTGCATTAGTTATTCAGGATTTGCCATATGGATTTAGAGGTATTCAAAATAACTTACCTGCCCTTATTGGTGGTTTTGCAGGAATGAGTGGAGCTATATATTTAGCTGGTTCTGCTATCATTGCTTTTTTTACTGCTTACAATATGGGTTTGTTTGATTCTATAAGCACAACAAATAAATTCGAAGCTGCTAATAAAAAAGCAATAGAATCGGTATCTCAAGAGGCTACAAAAGTAGCTTTATTAGTTGCTCAATATAAAGATAGCAATACAAGTGCACTAGAAAGAAAAGAGATTATAAAGGAATTAAACTCTATAAATCCTCAATATTTCGGCAATTTAGATAAAGAAAAAACATCAGTAACCGCATTAAATGATGCTTATTTAGCTTATGTAGGCAATCTTGGGAATGTTATAAAAGCTAAAAAACTAGAAGAGCAATTAACTAAAAAAATTGAAGAAAGATTAAAGTTTGAAACAGAGGCTGGTATTGCTTTATTAAAAAGCGGATATAGAAACCCTGAGCTAATTGATGAACAAAATGCAGCCCTTAAAAAATATAATGGGATGCTTCAGCAAGAAGCTGATTTAGCAGAAAGGATAACAAACTTATCAAAGGTATCTGTTCCAATAAAAACTGGAGGAGCACAGGCTAAATTAGAAGATCCCACTATTAAATTGTTAGAAGCTAAAAAGCAATATTATAAAGATGATTTATTAATGTCTGCTAGTTTTGAGCAAGAAATTTTAGCAAGACAAAAAGATTTAGCTGTAAGACAAGCAGAAATAGAAGGGAAAAGCCAAGAGCAGATAAAAATAATTAGACAAACTTATGAGCAGTTAATACTAAATTCACAAGCAGAAACAGGCAGGAAGATTATTGAAGAGCAGAGTAAACTTGGGGCAGAACAAGCCAAAGAGTATGATAAAGAAGTTAAGGAAGAAGAAAAAAGGAATAAAGAAAGAATAGCTAGAGGGCAAAAGGGTTATGAAGACAGTTTAAAGACTGTTAGCGAATTTTATAAAAATAAGATGAATCTTGCTACTGGTGATAAGAATCAGCAAATAGCAATATTACAAGAAGAACAAGCGTATTTTGATATTCTTTATGGATTTAACTTAATTTCTTATGAAGATTATGTAAAAAAGACAGGAGAAATAACGAAGCAACAAATTGGGCTAAATAATGCACTTATAAAATCTTCTGCACAAGCAACATTACAATTAGGTATGGCAATCATGTCTGCATTAGCTCCTGCATTTGATATGATGGTTGAGAAGGGGGCTAGTATAGGCGAAGCATTAGAATCAGTTTTTACAAATTTATTAAAGCAATTAGCAAAAGTAATAGTAACCGCTGCTATTGCAGTTGCATTAATGGCTGCACTTGGATTAGTAGATTTTGCAGCTATAGGTTCAACATTTAAATCGCTTGTTTCTCAAGGGATGGGATTGCCTAAAATGGGTGCTGGTGCAGGAGGTGGAGTATCTCAGCCACTTACAATGTTTGATGGTTTTGCTAATGGCGGTATTATTAGTGGGCCTACATATGGCTTAATGGGTGAATACCCAGGTGCTCAAAACAATCCAGAGGTAGTTGCCCCTTTAGACAAACTTAAAGACATGATTGGTGGAGGTGGAGGTGGAACATTTATGTTAAGAGGACAAGACTTACTTTTGTCAGTAAATAGGGCACAAAAGGCATCAAATCTTAAAGGACAAAATATTAGTTTAGCATAATGGCATACGGATTAAGATATACATTAACTCAAGTACTTCGTAATGGTTCAACATTAGTTGTAAATATTTACGAAAAAGACCCAGTAGTAGCTACTGTTAAAACATATCAGCCTACAAATATATTATTACAACCTAATTCTAATGAAGAAGATCCTTTAGGTGGAATCATATCATCTCAATTAAATGTTTCTTTTTTAATATCAACTCAGGATGATTATGATAATTTTCCTGATTTATTAAATGCAGATGATAGAAAATATTATATAGAGTTGGTAAATGTTGTAGGAGCAAGTACAAACATAAAATGGAAGGGATTTTTATTTAATGATTATATAAACTTACCATTTACAACAGGAAACCAAGAGGTTAATTTTGTATGTGTAGATGCGTTATCATATTTAAAATATACTACATATAGTGCATTAGAAGGCAATACAAACGGAACAACAAACTTATTGAGTGTATTAAATACGGCATTATATAGCATCGGGTACGATTCTTATACTTACCTATATTCTTGTTGCTCTTATTTTGCAGAAGGGATGATGGATAGGGCGACTTCTACGGATAACGAACCATTCGTACAAACATATCAATTTAGAAGAGATTTTGTAGGGTTAGATTACTTTACAATAGTAGATAATATTGTTAAATCTTTTGGTTGTAGATTATTCCAATACCAAGGTAATTGGTGGATTATGTCTATAAATGAAATGGCTGGTACAACAAACTATTATACAAAATACTTGTTAGATACCGTTGTTTATTTAACAGAATCAGGAACATTAACTACAGGTATTTCTATTGATCCTTATAGTGAAGGCAATGTGCACTTTATTAATAATAGTCAAACCAAAATAACAAAAAAGGGGTATTCTAGGCTTAAGGTAACAACACCATATTCCTATGCTAAAAACTATATAAACGATGGTGATTTTAAGCAATATATAAACTCTACTACTGCTCCAGTTGGATTTACTGCTACATTATCTGGAACAGGCTCTTTAACTGTTTATGAGTATCCAGATGATGAATTTAATGATGTTAGAATACAACAATCAGGCTCAGGTGTTGCATTGTTTAAAACAACTGGTGATATAGGTGCTCTTGGTTATTTACCTAAAATGGGCAATTATAATGCAACATTATCTTTTAGATATAATCTATATTCTACATTAGGTTTTGGAACTGTAGGTATTTGTTATTTATTTGTAAGATTATTTGTTGGTTCTAATGAATATCGTTTAAATTCAAATGGCGAATGGTCAGATGATGTAAATACATATATTGTAATACCACCATCAGATCCGCTTATTGGAGGCATAAGCGATAGAAGGCCAAGACAATCATATTCCTTAGAGATACCATTTGGTAAAAACACTCTTAATAATGTTGATATAGCAATAGGATATGTAAGTATAAACTTTTTAGTAAGTACTGCTTCTAGTTTATTTAGATTTAATAATCTATCCTTAACTCAATCAACTTCTGTATTTAATGGGCTTGAGATTCAAAGAAAATTAGGCACAAACGAAGCCTTATTAAAAGAAATAGAAACTCCATATGGAGCAAACTATCCTGAATTAACAGTATCTAATAATGTTGGTTCATTGTTTAGTAGCTCATTAGTTAAATTACAGAATTGGTATAGATATGGCAAGGCTGGAACATATAGTACTTTAACACAATTAATATGCAGACAATACTCAAACATATTTAATAAAAACCTTGCTACATTAGAAGGTGATTTAGGTATATCTGAATCTACTAATAGTACCATATATTTGAATAAGAAATATGCAGTAGTGGATTCTGCTACAGATGCCTTAAGCTATAATAATAAAACATTTATGGCCAATAGATTAACTGTAGATAGTTATGGAGATAGAACAACATCATTGCAATTATTAGAGATTACAAATACAGATAACGCATCAGTAGAAACAATAAAATACTTAGGCTCTTAAATAACTTTAATTATGGCAAGTGTAATAAATGGGACAAATATAGTTTTATATGAATATGATAGCAACGCTACCTATTTCTTTAATGGAGATTTTGGTGGAGGTGTCTTTGATGGCATTGTGTGTAAGCAAATGAGCAGAACTCAAGAGGTAGAAACCTCATCAAACTTTACTAAAACAGGAGCAGGTACAATAGCTGCGTTTATTACAGATGCTGGAGAGCCTGGAGTAACTACCATACCAGCAGGAACTTGGAGTTTTAGTGCTTATTATTCTGTTGTAACCGCCTTTGCAGGTGCTGAAGTTAAGTATGAGTTATATAAATATAATGGTAGTGTTGCTACCTTGTTGTTTACATCGGCAATAACCCCCTTAACAACCCTAGCAAAGACCTTATATACTACGGCAATGACAGTTACTCAAACAACTATAGGCTCGACAGATAGGCTTCTAGTTAAGGTTATTTATACTGGCTTAACAACTACTAATCAAATTACGCTTTATACTCAATTTACTAATCCAGCTCAAGTAACTACAACTATACCATTAGGGACTCCAATGGGAGCTTCTACAAGTTGCTCATTTGAGGCATCTACCGAACAAGTAGAAGTAACCTCTCAAACATCAGCTTGGTTTAGGGAGTTTAAAAGTGATATTACTTCATGGACAGTTAATTGTGATGGCTTTATAGCCTTAAGTGGTTACTCCTATCTTGCTTTAATGCAGAAGCAATTAGACAGAGCTTCAATAGATGTAAGGTTCTCAATAGATAATGACAATGCAGATGCTAGTGATACCTATGGCTACTCAATAGTAAGCGGAACGGCTAATATCACATCTATTAGCCTAAGTGCTCCTGTAGAGGGTGCATCTACTTATTCATTGGCATTACAAGGCACAGGCCCTTATTCAATAACAGGAACTCAAGTTATAGACGGAGGTTCTACAATATCAATTTCAAGCGTGAATAGTTTTTCTTATACGGCAGCAGGTGGTGAAACAACTGTTACCTTCTCAGGTGCAATCGGATCTGCTTGTATATCGGTTACAAGAGGTGGTGTAGAGGTTAGAACGATAGCTACAAGCGGTGTACCAACGGATGAGAATGTTAGCTTTAATAGTGCCACAGGAGTTCTTACCTTTGCAACGGCAAGACCGCTAGAGGTGGATGAGTTTGTCAGAATGATTACTAAATAATTAATTAGAAATAGAATGAGTCAACAGATACAGATTACTGGAGGTGCGAAAGTTAGGAATTTACAAGATGTAATTATTGGAACAAGTGGGGTATTAAGTTCTGTAGCTTTTGATGTTGCTAATGGTGTACCAAGACTTGATGTAAATGGTAAGATACTAGTTGCTCAGTTACCAAATAGTGTGATGGAATATAAGGGTACTTGGAATGCTGCTACTAACACACCAACCCTTGTAAATGGTACAGGAAATCAAGGAGATGTTTACTTATGTAATGTGGCAGGTACAGTTGACTTCGGTGCTGGTGCGATTGCTTTCTTTGTAGGCGACCAAGTTATTTATAGCGGTTCTATTTGGCAAAGGGCTTCAGGTGCAACAGGAACAGTTACAAGTGTGGCGATTACTGAAAGCGGAGATAGTTTAAATATCACAGGCTCACCAATTACTACAAGCGGAACGATTAACATAGGATTCAACGGCACTAATTTACAATATGTAAACGGAGCAGGAAACTTGACAACCTTTCCTATTTTAACAGGCTATGTTCCCTACACAGGTGCAACTGCAAATGTTGATTTGGGTACTTTTAATTTGACTGCTGATGTTATTACAGGAGCAACAGGTTCTTTTACATCAAATGGTGGTAGTGATACATTTGCTATCAATCATTCAAGCGGTGCAGGGATTGCTTTGAATATTACTAAAGGTGGTAGTGGCGAAGGATTATACATAAACAAGACAAGTGGAAGCGGAAACGCAGCAACGATAATAGGTACATTAAACGCAACTACTTTAGTAAAGAGCGGTGGTACATCAAGTCAATACTTAATGGCTGATGGTAGTGTTTCTACTTTAACTAACCCTGTAACAGGAACAGGTACTACAAACACTTTACCTAAATTTACTGCTGCTTCTACAATAGGAAA